AAAGGCAGGACGACGACCTTCTAAGAATGTTGACTTAGACAATCTAGACCTTGATATATGATAAATGGCAATTTTAAAATGCGATAACTTTTAAATAATTAGATAAAAAATGGCAATTAACGGAACTAACATTTCTGTGCAGAAAACGTTTTATAACGACTCACAGATGACTGACATGAACAGTCTTGCAAATGCTTTGCTTTCTAAGCCGTCTGAGTTATCTCCAATCATTACTCACCTAGCTGGTAAGGATGACAAACGTTTCCCACTCTCTTTCTTAACTGAAGGTGTTGGTAACGTAAAGTCTATTGACCGTCTTGAGTATGAGTACCGTGTGGCAACACACCGTTTGAGAACTCGTCCGGTTTCTAAATCTTCAAGCGCAGTTGGAGGCACTCCCCCTAACATTGGACTTGCAGGAGCAAGCTTTGAAATTGAATTCCCAGACAAACACTTCGTATTCCCTTACGTACTTGTATCTCAATCAGGTGCGCAAGCTCGTATTATGAAGGAGCCAGAAATGGCAGCAGGAGGATCAGGTTGGAAATACACTTTACAACTTGTAAACCCATCAGCAACAGCAATTGTGCCAGACGATGATGTTAAGGCAGGTGCATTGTGGGCTCAAATGTTCGCACCTGTAGGTGTTGATTTCTCTCGCGGGAATGCATCTAACTGGGAAACTCCAGGTATGGTACGTAACAAACTAACTACAGTACGTAAGTCTTACCACATGTCTGGTAACGCTAAAGATTACGTAGCTGAGTTCTCTTTACCAACTAAAGGTGGTTCTACTACCAAGTTGTGGATGGACTACGAAGAGTACTTACACATGCTTGACTTCAAAGAAGAGTGTGAAATGTACTACTGGTACGGAGAGAAAACTTACGACGGCAATGGCCACACGGCTATGAAAGACGAAAACGGTCAGCCGGTAATCGTAGGTCCTGGTTTGTTCCAACAAATCATAAACAAGGACACTTACTCTACTATGACAGAGACTAAGCTTAAAAACATCATCGGTGACTTATTCTACGGAATGACTGATGCTGCTACTAAGCAAATCACTCTCTACACTGGTACGGGTGGTGCACGTGAGTTTGATGAAGCTCTTAAATCTCACTTTGGGGCTAGCGCAAATAGCTGGAAAGTGGGCGGTGAAAACCGATTCATCACAGGTAGCGGACGTAGCTTAGGCATGTCAGGTTACTTTACTTCGTACGAGCATATCGACGGACACTCTGTAAACGTGGTAAAACTACCATTGTTTGATCACGGTGCTGTTGCTCAAGCTCGTGCTAAACACCCTGTTACAGGTTACTCACTTGAGTCTTACCGTATGGTGTTCGTTGATCAGTCTAACTACGACGGTCAGAACAACTTACAAATGATCTCTAAGAAAGGTCGTGAGATGATGCGTTGGTGTGTAGCCGGTTCAGTTGTTCCAAAAGGATTCGAATCGACTTCTGCACGAGCATCTGACGTGGACGGGGCAAGCGTACACATGTTGAAGACGGCTGGTCTAGCGCTTAAGCGTTTTGACACGTCATTAGACATTCAGTGTGTCGCTTCCTAAATAAGGCGGTAACGCGGTCTATATATTGGTTTGGTTGAGGTTGTGGGGAGCTTTGCTCCTCACATCCTTACTTTAAAATATAGGAGAGTTATTCTTTCCACCCTATAACAATTAACTAAAAAGAACTGAAAATGAGTAAAAAAATCTTCATTAGGAGAAAGGACTTAGATAGTCACTTACCTAAAGCAGTAAGAGCTGAGGCAACAACAAAACTCAGTAGTGTCTATGTAAATAGACAACCGTTGCACGGATTTAGTGCAGACGAAAACAAGAAATATCTAAATGGAATTCTTGACGTAGCTCCAGACCACCCAGATTGGCCACGCTATGTAAAACAATTCTACGCAGATTTGACTATTCCTGTAGGATTTACAGGAGTTGAACTAGAGGTAGGTTTAGATGGTAACAATAACCCACTAAACATAATGGATTACATTAAGTACAATTTTGCACTTAAACATCCACATGTAGCACTGACCAAAGAGGAAATGGATGCTAATTTTAACAAGCGATTCTATATCCAAGATCTTACTAGAGAAGACAAGGTCAAGAACAATGAAATCAAACTTAAGAAAGACGCGGACAAAGAGTTCATTAAACTTTCTTCTAGTTTACCAAACATGAAACGTGTATTGCGTTTGATGTCAGAGAGCAATCCGGAAAGAATGACGGACGAGCAGGTTGAAAACTCCTTGTACGCATTAAAAGACAAGAACCCTAAGAAGTTCTTACGCATTGCAACTGACAAGCACTTAGAGCTGAAAGCAGAAATCGACGAAATGATTACTGCAGGAGTTTTACGAAAGATCGGAAATCAGGTTATCTTTATAGATGAAGTTTTAGGGGAAACAGTTGACGACACAGTCATCTACCTGAAGGACAAAAAGAATTCCGGTAAATTAACAGTCCTACGGGCTAAATTAAAAGAGTTGGCATTGACTTAATATGAATGTAACTGAGATGCATATCGCTGTACAGCAAGGAGTGGATAAGATTAATTCACTCCAGGCTGACAGCCTACTATCCGAAGAGATAGACTTAGAATTGAACAAAAGTGTGTTCAGGTTTATCAATAGTAAGTACGGTAAGAACAACATCTACCGTAAAGGATTTGAAGAATCTCAGAAACGTATTGACGATTTACGAACTCTCGTACGCGAGTATGAAGGTATAACAGCTTTTAAAGAGCAGCTGCAAAAAAATATTTTTGTAGATACTTTTACACTTCCTACTGACTACATGTACTTGGTAAACCAAGTTTCTAGAGTCTACATCAATAACTGTAAGCCGATAGAATACTCACTAGTTAACTTGCCTTCTGTAAGTTATTTTGTAGTAGATCTTAACAATTTTATGGTTACCTCCGATAGTAATGGACAGAATTCCGCATTTATTGAAAGTATGGAAATGGAGAAAGGTGATCAATCTGCTACAGTGTGGGCGGCTTCAGGTAATTTAAAATCTTTTGGCTGGTCGCCATCGTCATATCCTGCAAATATTGAGGCAATTAAACAAGACATTTTAAATAATCCGGGAATTGGTTTTACAATTTACTGGGAAGAGTTTGAAACTCTGTACGAGCCCGGAAGTTTTATTGTTGTAGTAGATACAGTAACTCATGAGTGGTTTGAGTGGGATGCTTCTGGAGGGAATGCTGTATCTAAACTTGAAGGATCGCCATACACAGGAGATGGCATATCAAGAGCTGATCCAATAGCTTTAAACGGAAGAATACTAGACGCTAGCTATTCAGAAAAAAGAGACCCAATATCTTATTCAGACCTGCTTACACGAGGCAATAGATTTTCTCAGCAAGACGATATTTTTACGCTTTTAAACGATCCATTTAATACTACAAAGCATACGTCACCATTGACAACAATGCGTGGTAGGTCGATAGATGTTTACACGAATGATATATTTATAATAGACGCTGTAAAAATAACTTACATAAGAAAGCCGAAAGAGATTTCCTTATCTTTGGGGGTAAACTGTGAACTGCCTGAACACACTCATCAAGAGATAGTTGCGATGACAGTTGCCAGTATATTAGAAGCCATCTCTGATCCCAGATACCAATCTGCATCAGTAGAGGTTACAAAGAATGAATAGTTTTATTAATGGTAGCTTCAAGCTACCGAAAATTTAAAAAAAATGTCAAGACATTTATTTGTTGGTACGGGCGTTTCAAGCACGTACACTAACGGAATTTTAGCAGACGGTAAAGTTGGATTTCAGAAACTTACTGAAAATGGACCTGATGCATTAGCTGCGGGAAATACAATTGCAGTTTCAGATCAAATTCGTGTGGTACAAGGTACCCCAAATGGTAACAAAGTATCTCCATGGATTTCTGGTAGAAATGTAATTGTATACTCTGGTTTAGATACTGCACCTGTTCAAGCTCATCAAGGTACAGTTACTGCTGCAACTCTATCAAACGCTGCAGGTGAAGTAGTAATTAAGTTTGTAAGAACTGACGGTCCACGTCCAGAGTTCTTCAGCTTTACTACTGAAATTGCTACCAATACAAGTGCAACAAATGCTGGTGTAGCAATTGATGCAGCTTTCGATGCTTTGGATGCTATTCCAGAATGGTTGAACAGTGCTCCTTCTAACTCTTCAGGTGTTGTTACATTCTCTGGTTCTAAGAGAGGTGATACTACTAAGAGTGGTGGTACTTGGGAGTATGGTCCTGCTATTTTTGATGTAATTGTTGAAAGCAACTCAGTAGGCGCTACAACTTTTACTGCAGTTAGCGGCTCGGCAAAAGCTAACCCTGGCACTGGTGATGGTTACGCTGTACGTGCATACGAGGAAAGCTTGCAAGGTGTAAGTGACGGTTACTACAACCGTAGAAACTTGCCTATCCAGCCTACTTTGTATTCTGCAGTTGGTACATCTTACGATATGCTTACAATTGTTGCAACTAAAGACGGTAGCACTTCTCCTCAAATTAAGGGAGTAGATAATCTAATTGAAATTAGTGTAGCTATTGCCGATGGAGCTATTACTAGTGAAGTAGATGTAGCATTGAACGACTGGATGGGATCTTGTCCAGGAGCATTTGCTGATGTTTCTTTCTCTTAAGATTTATTCTTACATAAGACTATTAGGGAGCTTGTCTCCCTATTAGTCTTTTTTATTATATTAGACAAATGGCATTAAACGTATCATATACTGCAGACTGTAACAAAATAATTATATCTGTTACTAATGCTCCTAGCGGACAGAATACTATCCAAATAACTAACGGTACTAATTCTGCTACTTACGACTTTACAGAAGAGAGCAGCACTAGAGTTGTAACAGCCGCAGAGATAGGAGGTAGTAATGGAATTTATGTAGTTAATCACGTTGTTGACGGAAGTATTTTTGCTAGAGCTGCTGTACTATTATCTTGTGATATTCTATGTTGTTTGGCTAGTAAAATGAATGAGCTGCTTAAATGTGACTGCGATTGTACAAAATGTGCAGATCAATTAGCAGAAGCTCAAAAAATATTCTTACTGCTTAAGACTGCAGAATCAGAACTTGCTTTGGCAGACGAGGCTGGAACTATTCAACAAATACAAGCAGTAATTGACAGTGCTCAAGAAAAGTATTTAACTGCCCAAGACATGTGCGCAGGTCACTGTGGGTGTAACTGTTAGACATGGCTAAGCAAACATTTTTATCTTACAAATACTTCAAGGATTCTGCAGGAGTATCTTATGCTGTACTTACTTCGCATGACTCTGATAAGGTTGCATCTGTTACTGTAGGCCAAACCTCTACCTTAGCTATTGTATCAGAAAAAATTAATCTGTTGCTTGACGGGTCTCAGGAAAACATTATTGAGTATAAAGGATCCGGAGTACTTTCTGTAACTTTTAGCTCATCTATTACGCAAGATGTGGTGGTAGCAGAGCTTCCTGCGTCAAATGCTCTTAGTCAAGATTTTTCAAGCCTTATAAGGTCATTTAGTTTTGCGGTTAATCCT